GTAAAAATTTAAAGTGAACAAAATAATTTACTTTTTTCTTTTTTAAATCTCCAGGTTCATAATTTCTTTTAATAGAAAGTATTTCTCTTGAACCTTCTTCAAGAGTAACAATGTATGGAATTTTAATTTCTGTGGGCTCACCAGTCTCTTGGTCCATATCTTCAAAGCCTTCAAGATCTAAATCAATATGACACTCTAATAAAGTATAAACATCTTCCTCTTGTGTTTTTGAAACACCTTCTAATTCTCTCTCTTTTTTAGTAACATCTGATTCTGTATCTGCAGGTGTAGAAATATCAATGTCTCTATAGAAACCTGCTACTTGTTGTTTTCTTAAATCATTTTCTGAAATTTTTATTTTGTGAATAATAGCTTCTGCATCATCTAATGAAGTTGCACTATAAGGAACCATTAAATCATCTGCCGGTACAAACTTAGATACTGCACGTTGTTCTACTTCATCATAATAAACTTTTTTAAATGTAGATCCTGCTAATGGTAAATAGAAAAGCATAGAATCAAATTCAGGTTCATACTCTTTCATCTTCTCCATAATTTCATAGTTCATGAAATCTTTTACTCTTTGAGCTTGTTGAGTTTTTTCTGGAGTAGATAAACCCATAACCTGAGTTCTAACTGGACCATCTGCTGGTAATAATTCTTTGTAAGCTAACGCTTGAAATTGTGTAACTGCTTCTGCAAGAACGGGGTGAGTTGCACCTGAGGCTCCTTGAAAAGGTTCTGTTCTATTGTCGTATTTAAATCCTAAAAGATCTAGTCCTGTAATATAAGCTTTCTCCCAATCTTTTCTTGATGAAGAGTAGTCCATGTATTTACCATTAAGATCAGAGGCAATATCTCCTAAGATATCATCTGGTAAAAATTCTGCTAAGTTTGAATAATGTTCGTCACCACCTTCGGGTGATGCTGCTGCTGGATCTAAATTAATATCAACTGATCCATCTTCGTTTTCGGTAACGTCTACAGGTTCACCTTCAGCCTCTTCAATCTCTACTTGCTCTTCAGCTTGAGATACTAATTCTTCTTCTCCTGGAACACTAAATTCTTTTCTTGTGTTGGGTAGAGCTTTGTCTATATCCGCCATTTTTTATTTTCTCCGTATGTTTAATTATCTTAACAGTATTATAATCAATATTCAAGCCCTGGGGCTCGGGTCCAGATTTAGGTGGGATAGTTGTAGTTAGTCTTTTAGGAGGTATCATTACTTGATCCCTAAAATACCTGCTAGTCCGCCTTGTGCCAGTGTAATTTTAGTTTTATCTTTCTCTAATAAATCGGTCATCATACGCATCTCTTCAGATTCGTTACTTAATTTTGTTTTCTTATTATAAAAATCTTTTAGCTCTTGTAAAGATTCAGGTTTTCTACCCATCTCTTTAATAAATTCTTTCATTACCATTTCTATTTCAACAGTAGGATCAATGGCTTGACTAGCGTCAGCCATTTCTGATTTAACCATATCTGCTTCACCAGTGTTCATGATTCCTGAACCTTGGTTCATGGATTGAGGTCCATCGATACCTTGGTCTCTCATTATATCTTGTACATTTTCTTCGCCATCATCCATTGGCCCAAGATCCATAGGAATTTCTTGTATCTCAGATGTGTCTTCGTATTTTGCCATTTATTAATAATATACTTTTTCTGAGTGTTGTAAAGGCTCATCTTCATAATCATCTGGATGGCCTACTAAGCCTCCTTGTCTAAATCTCATCACTGCTTGCGTAGTAGAATCCACTAAGTCATCATGGTCGCCATAAGGAAAAGCGGCGCATTCTTCAATAACTTCTTGAGCAAACTCCATTTCTTTAGGTGCCCATATTCTACCAGATTCAAATAGAGGTGATACTGAGTTAACTCTAGTATGTTTATCATTACCTCTACTCGGTGTGAAATTTACTACAGGAATACCCATAGCTCTAAGTTCATAAGTAAGAGGTAGTCCAGATGCTTTTGATTCTACAATTACAGTTTCGGGTTGCCAATAATCATATTGCTCTTTAGCTACACGTCGTAGTTCTGGAAATTCGTATCGTCCCTTCAGTGAATCCAGGAGCATGAGGCATGGACCACTGTCCTCTGAAGGATGAAACACGCCCCAGGTGGTTATAGCAGAATAATCGGCGCTTTGTTTTTTCATAAATGCTGTATCGTAAGATTGTATGATGTGATCTATTTTTGGAAGTTCATCTTCTTCCCAGTTTTTCCACCATTCTCTTTTTATTAATGCACCTTCATCACCTGTAGGATTTTGCATATATTGTGCATTCCATTTTGAAAGTGGAATAGAAGCACGTACTGATTCTAAATCACCAATGTTCCAATACTCGGGCCACAAAGGTTCTCCACTAGGTAAGATTGCAGGAAATTCTATTACTTCCCATTGATCAGCTTTAGGTTCTTTTTGAGCTGATATTAATCTTCCGGCTAAATCTTTCATGTTCCATCTAGTCATTACAATTACAATTGTTCCACCAGGTTGAAGACGTTGACGTGGACCTGAAGTGTACCATTCATAAGTTCTATCCAAAGCTTGTGCATTCAATGCATCTTGCTCAGTATGAGGATCATCAATAATTAATAGATCTGCACCCCGTCCTGTAATAGCTGAACCAACACCGGCAGCATAATATTCTCCACCTTGTTGCGTTTCCCATTTACCAGCGGCTTGTGAATCTTCTTTTAATCTAGTTTCAAATACTTCTTTATATTCTGGAGTGTCCATCAGAGCTTTAGCTTTACGTCCAAACCTTACAGATAATTCAGTTGTATTAGTAGATTGAATAATTTTTAATTTAGGATTACGACCTACCATCCATGCTGGAAGTAAGTAAGAGGCAAATTCAGACTTAGTATGTCTAGGTGCCATATTAATAATAACACGTTTTGTTTTACCATTAGCGATATCATTAAATTTTTTAGCAACTTGTTGGTGGTGAGAGCCTTCAATAAATTCTGGCCAAACGTGTTTAACGAATGCCATGAAATCTTTTCTAATATGAGATTCTTTTTTCTTATCTTTCCACTTAGACATATACAAAGCTAATTGTCGTTTAACGTCAGGTGGTAACTTCTCAAACTTTTTTAATTTATCTATATCCATAAATGCATCCTAAAAAAAATTTTATAATATTTTTTAGCTATGTGTTTTAAAAAAGGGAAAGTAATTCTCAGTTATAAATCTATAAAAGCTTATATATACACTAATATATAACATCCCTATCTATCCCTAAGCATAATCTATTATATACAAAAAGTCAAAAAACCAGATAGGCCTGGTACCTCTATCACTACCCGAGCGCAGCCGAAGGCTGTGCTCGATCTATATGTGCACAACGCTGCGACATCTTGTCGCAGTAAAAAAAAAAATTCGGTGCGACATTTTGTCGCATGGTATAAATATCGCAAGTGCGACATCTTGTCGCATTGACACAAGATATAGTGGGTGCGACATCTTGTCGCATTGACACACTATGAATATCGCAAGTGCGACATCTTGTCACATTGACACATGATCCCAGATCCATCCGTTTGCTGTACCTTGCGCATAGGTAGAATGGATCAGGGATCATGACCCCTTTGACATAAAAGTACTTGGGGTCATGACCTAACTAACTAGGAGAACTAGTCCAGTAACACCATGTATTGGTCGGTGAAATTCTTTTGAAACCACGTGATTCCTTTTTGCATTTTGGTCCAATCTTCCTGGATCTCTGCAATTTTAATATCTTGATAAACTACAGCTGCATAACGGGGCAGTCTGCACATCTCTCCACTATATGGATTGCAAACATCCTCTTCAGCATGCTTAGACGCTGGATCTGTCATCATGATTTTAAATGGCAGGTGTCTCGCTGGTTCTATTATATCTTGTATTTTCATATTTCTCCTTTTTGTTAATTAAGATATCTTAGCACAATGGCGGGAGTCCCGCCATTGTCCATATTGTCGCAGGTTATCTGTCACTCCAAGTAAATGAGTGGATATCTCTATAGTATCCATTAGCAACCAAATACTTGTATAAGTTCTTTTTAGTTTTAGGCGCTTTCTTATCGTCTATAAAATTAAGCACAGCTTTTGCAAATGATGTAAAGCCTGTCACTCTAGGATTAGTCATTAGCATCCCTGTCTTAACTTCGCTCTCTAATGCTTGCAGTAATAGTTCCTGTTGGAACGTGTAACCACTTTGCATCATTGTGTCGGCTATTTTTGTTTGTGGTTGGTTCATGTGTATTTCTCCTTTTTGTTAATATAAATTATCTTAACACAATGGCGGGAGTCCCGCCATTGTCCATATTGTCGCAGCCTAGTTCCAGAGATCTTTATACAATCCGCCGTTAGTTGCTGTATTTAAAGCCTCCAGATATTCTGTTTCAGTCATCATTAATTTTTCTGTACAAAAATAATGTTTAGCTTGTTGTAAGCCTGGCACGTCTCTAATGTACTCAACAGCTTTATCTAAAATGTACTGTCGTTGAGATCCACCAGGTTGATACTCTTCCTTGATCTCTTTAGTTAGATCCATTTTTGAAGTGTATTTTGTTTTCATGTTTTTTCTCCTTGTTAAGTTAATATAGGACTATCCTATCATATTGATAATAAAAGTCAATAGCTAAATTTATTTATTTATTTTAACTTTGTTTTATTCCCCGCCCGCTCCTCCCCTAGAGTATAGGATTTTCCTATAAAAGTCAAGAACATTATTGTCGCACCTAAAATTAGATATAAAAAAAGCCCCCTAAAATTTGGGGGCTTTTTCGGAGAACTCTGTTAATCAAAATTTTTTGAATATTCCCTTTGATTTTTTAAGCCGTGCCATTTTTCCAAATCGACAGCGTGTTCCAAAGGTGTCCAATTTTTGTATCTAGTTGTATTTTTTAATCTCTCAGATTTCTGAGTAAAAAAATCAACTAATTCCTCTGGTGTTTTCCATCTTAAAAAAATTATTGTTTTCACCATAGGGTGCATTATTCACCCCCTTTCAATTTGTCCTGCTTAGCTTTTAGATCATTAACTTGTTTTTGATTTTCTTTTATAATGTCCATAAGTTTTAAAGTTTGAGCCATTAAGATATCAATTTGTTTTGATATAGATATTTGCTCTCTTAAGTTTTCTAAGTATCCTATCTTGTACATTTTTTTTTCTCCGTTGGTTAATATAGGACTATCCTATCATATATAAAACTAATGTCAATCTTTATTTTTATTTTTATTAAATGATTTTGTTAAATGTTCCTGTCTAAAATTTTCAATATCTTGTTTTCTATCTGCGTATTGAATTAACATGAACCCTATGAATACAAGTGTGGGAACTCCCACACTTGCAATTAATAAAAATGTACTACTTGACATTTTTTATTTCTTTTAATTTAGAGATCACCCATGAACCTGAGGCAGTTCTATAACCATCTCTATCCAAATCATAATAAACCATATATGAGATATCTTCTCTCATTACGACTTTACAGTCCTCAGTCCATTCTGCTCTTCTAGAGATAAATTCTCCGTTGTATTTTTTGGCGTTGTAGCCTACTTGAAATTTAGTTCCGATTTTCATTTTGCTTTCTCCTTTTGTTAATATAGGACTATCCTATCAGATAG